TGGCGGCTGATTCATTTTCTACAATACAAAATGAAACCGGCTGTTTAGCTAAACATAATTATAAAATAGGATATAAGATAATCGATGCCTAAAATGCCAGATAATTTATTCTTAACAGGATGTGATGAAAAAACTGAATGGCAATTGCCATGGTTTTTAGAAAACTATTTTAAACATAACAATACACCTATTGCTATTGGCAATTTTGGTATGTCTGATGAGATGGTACGTTGGTGTGAAACCAAAAGCCATGCTTTTTGCTTAATGCATCATGATCAAGTTGGTCAGTTTGAAAAAGCTTGGTTCTTGAAACCAGCTGCAATGTTAAAAGCACCGGGTAAAAAAGTAGTATGGCTTGACACTGATTGTCAAGTAATGTCAAATCTAGATCATATCTTTCGAATCCTTGTGCCAAATAAACTCAATATGGTAATGGATAGACCTTGGCTTAAGCGTAGGAAAGAAGAGTGGTTTAATTCAGGTGTTGTAGGATTTATTGGTAAGCCAGAAATTCTACATAAATGGGCTAAGCAAGTCGAAGATACACCTAACGTTGGTGATCAAGAAGTATTACACTCAATGCTTGATCCTCTTAATAGACAGATATATATTCATGAGTTACCAAATAAATGGAATTGGCTAAGGCTACAAATTGAACATGATAATGAAGATTCAAATGATAAGAAAATTATGCACTGGACTGGTGCTAAAGGTAATGATAGGATTAAAGGGTTGATGAAGATTAAGGAGGTTGTTCGTGCCTAGAACAGTACACATTATTGGTAATGGCGATTCAGCTGTATTATATCATGAAGAGCCACGTAAAGGTCTAAAGCTTACATGTAACCTACCGCCATTTGCCGTGCCAGATGCATATGCTACATGTATGGTTGACTTTAAGATGATGCATACTATTAACACTGGTGTTATCGATGTTCCCGGTGAATGGATTCTTGGTGCTCGTCCAAAGTTGTATATGGAAAAACATCCAATCTATTACACTAAACGTGCTCCACAAATTAAACAATTTTATACCAAACTTCCAAAATATGCTGCAAATTATACAGACTTTAATTGTGGTCATATGGCAACATACTTTTCACTCGAGCATCTTAAAGCTGAAGTGATCCATATGTATGGATTTGATTCTATCTTTGATTTTAATTTAAGATCAAGTACAGATTTTTATATCACTTCTGATAGAGGTAATATGAATAATAATCGATTGACTAATAACTGGCGACCACTATTCAATAGTATGTTTAAAGATTTTAAAGATACTAAAATAAACTTGCATCACTTCCATAGTCTATTGAAGTTTGACGTACCGCCAAATGTAGAGGTTCATAGTTATAAAAAGCGTGGAGAAATTGTAGATGCTGGGAAAGGTAGTGGCCAAATAAAAACTGTAGATCTAAGGGATTAACTGTGTACATTTACTTTTAACTGTGGTATAATAGATCTACAATAAAGAGGGCACTATGATTTTTGTAGAGGGTGGTACAAGAAAACAAAGGCAACTAACATATGATTTAGTACAATTTGCTTGGAAAACTTTAATGCCAAGAATTCGTAAGTGTGAAGTCAACGTTAAGATTAAAAAAGTTGTAGCATATGAAGGTACATGCCTTGATACTGATAATAGAGTTTATCAAATAGAAGTTGATAAAAAATTAAGAGGTGATGACTTTATAACTACTATATTTCATGAAATGGTTCATGTCAAACAATATGTTCGTAAAGAATTATTTTCTGAAGTTAATTTTTATTCTAATAGAGAAGAGTATTTAAAACTTCCATGGGAAATAGAAGCATATAAACTACAAGAGGTATTACTTGAAAAATGGAACAAACACAAGAAGACATCCTAAGAAATAATGTAAAAGAATTGCAAAGACAATTGCAAGAATCTTATAAGCGTATTAAAGAATTGCGAGAAGAACTCGATAAAAAAATTAAATAAAATGCATTTTAGGGGTGTACATTTAGTTAAAACTATGGTATAATAGATCTATAAAATGGAAGAGGAGCCAAATTATGAATGATCTTATTACACACATCGAAGGTATCAATGAAAAGTCTCGCCAGGAAATGGCTGAGAACCCAGGTACATTCATTGGCTTATTGGCTGAAGACCGAAAGCATTGGAATGACCAAGGCATCTTCACCACCGAACAATTCGAGTTCCAAATGGAATACTATAGTCTGTATGATTATATCGGTTGTGTAACAAGCAAGTCATACGCTCGGTATCTCTTGCAAGATTGCAAGACCAAGGATGATCTGGACATGGTCTACATCGAATTTGCTCAGCCTTCAGAGGCAGCATAATGGTAAGAACCACAGAAATGTTTGGTTCTTATTTCACCACACATCCATACGATGAATACAATGGTGATGGTGTAAGTTTAACGAATAGGTTTGCAGAATTGCGAGAGGAATACGAAAAGTCTGATAAAAAGATTATCAATATGCAAACCTATAATAATAGTGGATTCAACCATGTTACTCAAGAACAAGATCAAGAACGAGAGTTCGGTATTGAAGTTGAGTGGATATGGTAAAAAGTTTAGTAAGTATGCTCCTGTCTCGCTCCTCTCTCAGTTGATGCATACTTACTAATCCAAATGTAAAGTCCGAAATGACTAACTCGCGGGGTGTCAAAAATTAGAAGCAATAACGCTTACTATACCACGTCAAGTGAAGAAGGGAAAACTATTAGTCGAGCGAGTATAAACACGGTTAAGCCTGTAACGACTATAAAATTAAGACACAGGTGGGAATGGTCCGTTCGCCCTCATTAGAAAGGAACGCAATCGCATCCAGCATTTATAAGTTGGCTCTGCTAAATTTAAGGGTGATGCCTTAATACATCCGCGTGGGGCCAACGGTTAGCCCCACACCCTGCGGGTATAGTATAATGGTATTACAATCGCCTTCCAAGCCAAAGACATCGGTTCGATTCCGGTTACCCGCTCCATTTAAAATTATTTTAATATAAATATCCCTAAGGGATAGTACCAGTCGGTCTATCCTTTTTTAACACAAATAGGAAAAGAATAAAAAAAATGAAAAAACTAATGGTTGCACTCTTCGCGCTTGGTATGTCATCAAGTGCATTCGCTGAATCTTCAATTGAAACAACAGTTGGAGCTGAGCGTAATCTGGACACAGAAATTAATAAACTCTTCTTTGGACCTTCAATCACGTCAGGTGATTTTACCCTTAGCACAACAGTAAATATGGTAGATACTACTGCAGACAATATGAAATTTAATATGTCATCTGCAGATGTTGATCTTAATTATTCTGTAACACCTATCATTGACATCTATATGGAAAATGATCTGGACGCAGATTTTAAACAAACAGATACAATTGTAGGTATTGCAGTTAAATTCTAATTTAGGAGACCCAATGTTAAAATGGTATGATTACGCGATGATAGGTATGTTTGCTTATCCAATAAGCCAGGGATTAATTCATAGTTTTTTCTGGGCCTTTTTAACTTGGGTCTGCTTTGTTCAATACACGAATGCAAGGAGAGATGGACATGTCTGACGATTTTTTCGATTTCGGATTTACAGCAGTAGATGAATCTGAATTACAAGCAGTGCAAGATGCGCAAAAAGCGGCAGGTGATGAAGCTGTTACTGCTAATGTTACTCAAGAAAAATTAGATAAACTATATAATGCTATCATACCTCTACTCAACAATCTTAAAAAGAACCCAGAAAAAGAATATATTCTGTGGCCTCAAAGGATTGAAAAGGTTGAGCAATTCGAATCTCACCTCCTTAAAATTTATAAATCATAAAAAAAATCACAACGTATTGATTTCGTTAGGAACTTTACGTCACTTTTTCCTTTACTTTTCCACGCAATTGTGGTATAGTCTATCTATAAAATAGAAATCAACCTCAATAAGGAAATTATCATATGATATTCACACTTCAAACTTACACACCATCCTCACATCAAATCAACTTTACTTCTATCAATTCACTACTCAACTATCTTAAAAATACCAATAAAAATACTCAACATCTAATTTCCAATAATCTACCAAAACCACTTCACATAGGAAATTGTTTTCTTATTTCATATAATCAACTCAAAAAAAATCCATCTCTCTTACTTAAATAAAAAAAACATAAGATATTGTTTTCAAAGGAAAATATATTGCATTTTTTCCTTTACTTTTGAGAAAAAATAGTTTATAATAGATCTATAAAATGGAAAAGGAAGAGGAGTCCTAAAATGTTTTTAGAAAATCTTACAAAGCTTGAAAAGAATCTTTGGAACAGCCATGTTGAGTTTGTTGGTGTTGACCATGATATGGCTGAAATGTATGCCGAAGATCGTAACGATGTTCTCGAAGTAAAGAGTCGTTTCAATAAAGGTCACATGGGTTCGCTTAAAAGCTTTATTGATCGCATGGATACACATCCACGTGAAGGTGTAGTAATGGCTTTCGTTTCTGATCTTGGTGAAGATTGGGTTCTTAAAAATCTTGGTTATGAGGTACGCTAATATGGGTATGTCAAGTTACGTAATGGATATTGAAGAAAAGTTTGTTGATTTGATGGCTGATATCGCTATTGATTCAGAATCATTCCAAGAGTATTCTAGAAGAACAATCCGGCATCATAAGATGGTACCGCATTTAAATAGTGAAGAAATTTCTCATATCATTGATAATGTTTGGTATGAAATGACTGTGCAATTGGGAGCAAATTAATATGGCTATTGTTATTACTAAAGAGTCGACTTATGAAGAGCGTATGGATGCTATCCGCGCGGCATCAAAAAGGTTGGCTGCATTGAAGAAGCGTGAAGCTTACTACACTCGTCAAGAAGTTGAACCGAAAAAAGGTCAAGATCTAGATGAAAACTTTAATCATTGGACAGATGCATCCAAGTATGCTGAGGAACATTATGGTGACAAGATGCGCGATACTGTTGCTATGGATAACGATTGGAACTAGTGCGCATGCACAAGATTGTTTCTATGAGCAACAGGTTCAATATAAGAACGGTGAAACCATCACCGCATTTCAACGGTACGATTGTACCAATTCTCCACCACCAAAAGTTATTGTGGTTGAGAAAGAAGCAGAGCCAAAAACTTTAGGTGATTGGTTATTTAGACTCGAAGAAAATGATTCCTTGAGTCATGTATTAAGTGCTCTAGTCAGTGGAGGAGTTCTATGATTAGATTTATGTTAGGTGTTATTGCTGGAGTGGCACTCGTTATATTATATCCAGATATTTTAACTTGGTTTGTCGATAGTGGCAGCCGTGATGCAATCATCGAAAGTTTGAAGGAGCTATAAGATGAAAAAGATTATGTTACTACCTATTGTTGCAATGGCTGCAGCATGTGATAAGACACCGCCCGATGTGTCAATGTCAAAAGAATTGTTTGAGTATAAGAAAGCTCAGGTTGAAAATCAAATTGATGAGATGCCTAAGTGGTATACTAATATTCCATCCGAAGAAGATGCAGTCTATGCAGTCGGTACTGCAGTAACTCCTGATTTACAATTAGCAGTTGATATTGCAGTGCTTTCGGCTAAGACAACTCTAGCTGATCGAGTAGATAGTCGTATTCGTTCTCAAATGAAACTATTCAAGACTAAAGTCGGTGCAACTGATTTTGATGCTACCGTTCAAAATAACTTTGAGCAAGTAACTCGTAATTTGATTGCTGATGCTGATGTTGCTGGTTACTCTGTCAAAGAACAACAGATTGTTCAGAATGGCACTCAGTATCGTGCTTATGTTTTACTCGAGTATAAGAATGCTACAGCTAATGCTGTTATTAAAACTCGTATCAGTCAGAACGAGTACTTACTTGAAAAGCTTCGCGAAACAAAAGCGTTTAAAGAGCTTGATGATAATGTAGCTGTACAAAAAGCTGATGAGCTAGCTGAAGCAAAAGTGCTCGTAGACGCAATTAACGGTGTACAATCGGATAAAACTGTGGTAGAATAGAATAATGGAAAATATGTCTAGTGATAGAATGATGGCTATTCGAGTATTTGAAGGTGAGCTAAATAGGATGAAAGCTATTACTGAAGGTAACTACGATCCTGTGCAAAAGCTTGTTCGTAGATATCTTCAAGAGCGTATTAATGACATGACTCGAAAAGGCCATAATGCATCAACACTTGTGGAGTATCGATAATTATGACAATGCACTTGGTTCGTGGTATGACTACCATTAGTACTCGTAAGCGTAAGGCTCGGCAAAAGACTGTTGCAGTCCTTGAAGAAGAACGTAAGACAGCGAAGCTCCTCAAGTCTTTAGGCTATGATCGCAACGCTGGCCGTAAGTATAAGGCTCCTATGCCTGACTATACGGTACGTAGTACTATTCCAACAAGCGATGTTATAATGCCAGTGTCCGGCAAGCGTCATGAAAATCGCTATACTGGCGATGAGCTTGCCGGCATTGGCACCCTCCATAAATCCAACATGGTTCCTATTCGTAAGGATAGTAATGATGCACATGAAATCGCCAGAATGCGTAGGGGATAAACTATACATCATTTGTTTATGAATGCACACCAGAAGGTGCCACTAAAAAAAGTTACAGCAATATGCATTTTTTCCTTTACTTTTACGTCAAAGTGTGGTAGAATAGTAGTATAATAAAGAAAGAGGAGTATATTATGGAAAAAACATATGCATATAAGTACGGTGAGTTACTAATACTTGCACAAACACTAGCTCATACAGTTAAAGAAGATATTCGGCTGGATGCAAATGGGCCATATGCTTTTGCCCATAAACTTGTATTAGCTCAAGCTAATGCAGTTCAGGATCTTATTGTAGAACATGAAAAGAGAGGTAAGGAATAATGGCAAAACGTAAACAGAAACTTAGGGCTAAAGCTAAAACCGGTTTATCAGCAGTTCCTATTGATAAAGGATTTAGTGTTGCTGTAGATTACTTTCATATGAATGTTGATCGTAAAGATCTTATTAATACTATGAAGTCATATGTAAAAAAGAATATGGACAAAGAACAAGCACGATATGTTCTATCTTGTCCAGACTATAAGTTCTATGCGTTTACTCATAAATGTGCTACAGCATTTTGGATTGATGCTGGTTTACCTTCAGATGATAAAGTAAAACAATATGCTGAAGGACTATATAAGCATTTAATTGAATGCACTGAAATGGGTAAGAAGCTATACTTTGAAAAGCAAGCTAAGCTAAAAGACTCAGATAAAGTTGTATCTCTTTCTCCGATGCAAAGATTGCAAAACAAAATAGGTAATACCATTATGCAAGATCTCCTTGATCTAGAAGATCAATGGATGGATGGAGAAAAAGCTGAACTAGATATTTACCAAGAATTTAAACGACATGGTTTGCCTAACAGTGCTACTAACGCTGTAAGGCCGGTGATTGAGGGATGGTTACTTGATTATGGTGATGCATACCATAAGCGTTGTCCTGATGCTGTTGAAGGTTATGCACATGTGAAAAGACCTGAACTCAATCGCCGCATTAAATGTTGTGAAGCTATGCTAGCTGATCTAGATAAACTTAAAGCTGCAGCCAAAGCTACTCGAGCTACAAAGGTGAAAGGTCCTAAAGCTGCGGATAAACAAATCACTCAAGTTCAATATAAGAAAGAAGATAATGAGTTCAAGCTAGTGTCTATACCGCCTATTAAAATAGTTGGTCAAACTCGGCTATTCACATTTAATACTAAGACTCGTATTCTTTCTGAATATATTACTCAAGCTGCAAATGGATTTGAAATCTCAGGTACATCACTTAAGAATTTTGATAAAGTTAATAGTAGGTGTACTAAACTTAGAAAGCCCGATGAATTCATTGCTATTGTTCAAAACAAGAGTGTAACTCAAATCGATAAGGAGTTCAAACAACTTACTACTAAAGTCAATGTACCGAATGGTAGATTGAATATGGATACAATATTACTAAGGGCATTAGACAAATGACAGTAGAAGAACAGTTTCTCAATAAAGCTAAATTTTCAAAGATGGTAGAAAAAGCAGTAGGTGATTTAAAGATTACTTACATGGATGCTATTCTATACATCTGTGAGAAGAACGATATTGAGCCAGAGGATGTAAAGAAATTTGTATCCCCTATCATAAAAGGAAAGCTTGAAGCTGAGGCTATGAATCTTAACTTCATTCCAAAAACTAATTCAATTGATTCAGCATTGTTTGAATAAGTTGAATATAAATAGTTGTACATTACAGTCATACTGTGTTATAATAAATCATACATTGCAATATAAAAAGGAAATACAATGTCATTCGAAAATCTAAAACGCAACCGCGATCAAATCTCCAAATTAGTTCAAGCAGCAGAAGCCGTTGGCGGCGGTGAGAAAAAGTCATACGCTGATGAACGTGAATGGAAACCAACAGTAGATAAAGCAGGAAATGGATATGCCGTACTCAGATTCTTGCCAGCCGCAGAAGGTTCAGACTTACCATGGGTTCGATATTGGGACCATGGATTCAAAGGACCAACCGGTCAATGGTATATCGAAAACAGCCTTACATCTATTGGTCAACCTGATCCTGTTGGCGAACTCAACTCACGGCTCTGGAATTCCGGCCATGAAGAAGATAAAGATACTGCCCGGAAACAAAAGCGTCGACTACACTATGTAGTTAATGCATTGGTTGTAGAAGATCCTTCTGCACCACATAATGTTGGCCGTGTAGTACTCTATAAGTTTGGTAAGAAAATCTTTGACAAGATTATGGATGTTATGCAGCCATCATTTGCCGATGAAAAAGCTGTCAATCCTTTCGACTTCTGGGAAGGTGCAGACTTTAAATTAAAGATTCGTCAAGTTGAAGGTTATCGTAACTACGATAAATCTGAATTTGCTTCACCTGCAGCATTGTTCGGTGGTGATGATACAAAACTCGAAGAGGTATATGGTAAACAACATAACCTTAATGAGTTCACTGATCCTTCGAACTATAAGACTTATGATGAACTCAAAGCTAAACTTGCACGGGTTCTTGGTGAATCACCTCAAGCTATGGGCGCACCAACTATGGCACAGGAATCTCAAATGAATGTTCCTGCTCCGGCACCTGAGTATAAAGTGGCTGAACCAATCACTGCAGAAGAAATGAATGTTACTAGTGATGATGATACGATGTCTTACTTTGCTAAGCTAGCTCAAGAAGATTAAAAAACAACAACTTCCCTCACCGGATCCTCGCCATTATTGGCAGAAGGCGCCGGTGGGGTGATCACTGTAGTAGAACTTCCATTATTAGTAGTTGATGCATCTATAACAGCTGGTGACAAAATTCTAGATTGTTGTTCAGTTTGTAAAATTTTAATTTCATCATTAATAGCAGCTGTTCTTTGAGCATTATCAGATTTTGAAAAACTCGTACTTGATTTCATTGCAGTAAGAGTTTTAATTCTACTAGAAAGAGAAGAATCAGACATGTTGCTAATCTTTTCTTTCTTTTCAATATCAACCTCTATTTCATCTCGCTTTTCAAGTATTGGTGCTAGCTGTTTTTCTAATGCTGCTTGTCGATCCATTAGAATTTTATTGATTGCAAAGAAAAGAGTATTGGTATCTTCAATTGATGATAGCTTTACACCATCTTCATTTTTAGTATTTTCTAAATCAATGCCAGCTTCTTCTCCAGCTTTTCTTACTCTTTCTAAACTTTGATTACCCGGTGCAATATCACTAAACAGAGTTTGCCTTGCACTAAATATTGCTCCTCTAGAAGTTTCTGTTGCAGCTATTTGATCTTGTATCTTTTTTTGATTTATAAATTTTAAGGAGGTGAGATTCGAATTGCTCAACCTTTTCAATCCTTTGAGGCCACAGAATATATTCTTTTTCTGGGTTCTTTTTAAGATTGTTGAGTAGAGGTATGATAGCATTATATAGTTTATCTAATTTTTCTTGAGTAACATTAGCAGTAACAGCTTCATCACCTGCCGCTTTTTGCGCATCTTGCACTGCTTGTAATTCAGATTCATCTACTGCTGTAAATCCGAAATCGAAAAAATCGTCAGACATGTCCATCTCTCCTTGCATTCGTGTATTGAACAAAGCAGACCCAAGTTAAAAAGGCCCAGAAAAAACTATGAATTAATCCCTGGCTTATTGGATAAGCAAACATACCTATCATCGCGTAATCATACCATTTTAACATTGGGTCTCCTAAATTAGAATTTAACTGCAATACCTACAATTGTATCTGTTTGTTTAAAATCTGCGTCCAGATCATTTTCCATATAGATGTCAATGATAGGTGTTACAGAATAATTAAGATCAACATCTGCAGATGACATATTAAATTTCATATTGTCTGCAGTAGTATCTACCATATTTACTGTTGTGCTAAGGGTAAAATCACCTGACGTGATTGAAGGTCCAAAGAAGAGTTTATTAATTTCTGTGTCCAGATTACGCTCAGCTCCAACTGTTGTTTCAATTGAAGATTCAGCGAATGCACTTGATGACATACCAAGCGCGAAGAGTGCAACCATTAGTTTTTTCATTTTTTTTATTCTTTTCCTATTTGTGTTAAAAAAGGATAGACCGACTGGTACTATCCCTTAGGGATATTTATATTAAAATAATTTTAAATGGAGCGGGTAACCGGAATCGAACCGATGTCTTTGGCTTGGAAGGCGATTGTAATACCATTATACTATACCCGCAGGGTGTGGGGCTAACCGTTGGCCCCACGCGGATGTATTAAGGCATCACCCTTAAATTTAGCAGAGCCAACTTATAAATGCTGGATGCGATTGCGTTCCTTTCTAATGAGGGCGAACGGACCATTCCCACCTGTGTCTTAATTTTATAGTCGTTACAGGCTTAACCGTGTTTATACTCGCTCGACTAATAGTTTTCCCTTCTTCACTTGACGTGGTATAGTAAGCGTTATTGCTTCTAATTTTTGACACCCCGCGAGTTAGTCATTTCGGACTTTACATTTGGATTAGTAAGTATGCATCAACTGAGAGAGGAGCGAGACAGGAGCATACTTACTAAACTTTTTACCATATCCACTCAACTTCAATACCGAACTCTCGTTCTTGATCTTGTTCTTGAGTAACATGGTTGAATCCACTATTATTATAGGTTTGCATATTGATAATCTTTTTATCAGACTTTTCGTATTCCTCTCGCAATTCTGCAAACCTATTCGTTAAACTTACACCATCACCATTGTATTCATCGTATGGATGTGTGGTGAAATAAGAACCAAACATTTCTGTGGTTCTTACCATTATGCTGCCTCTGAAGGCTGAGCAAATTCGATGTAGACCATGTCCAGATCATCCTTGGTCTTGCAATCTTGCAAGAGATACCGAGCGTATGACTTGCTTGTTACACAACCGATATAATCATACAGACTATAGTATTCCATTTGGAACTCGAATTGTTCGGTGGTGAAGATGCCTTGGTCATTCCAATGCTTTCGGTCTTCAGCCAATAAGCCAATGAATGTACCTGGGTTCTCAGCCATTTCCTGGCGAGACTTTTCATTGATACCTTCGATGTGTGTAATAAGATCATTCATAATTTGGCTCCTCTTCCATTTTATAGATCTATTATACCATAGTTTTAACTAAATGTACACCCCTAAAATGCATTTTATTTAATTTTTTTATCGAGTTCTTCTCGCAATTCTTTAATACGCTTATAAGATTCTTGCAATTGTCTTTGCAATTCTTTTACATTATTTCTTAGGATGTCTTCTTGTGTTTGTTCCATTTTTCAAGTAATACCTCTTGTAGTTTATATGCTTCTATTTCCCATGGAAGTTTTAAATACTCTTCTCTATTAGAATAAAAATTAACTTCAGAAAATAATTCTTTACGAACATATTGTTTGACATGAACCATTTCATGAAATATAGTAGTTATAAAGTCATCACCTCTTAATTTTTTATCAACTTCTATTTGATAAACTCTATTATCAGTATCAAGGCATGTACCTTCATATGCTACAACTTTTTTAATCTTAACGTTGACTTCACACTTACGAATTCTTGGCATTAAAGTTTTCCAAGCAAATTGTACTAAATCATATGTTAGTTGCCTTTGTTTTCTTGTACCACCCTCTACAAAAATCATAGTGCCCTCTTTATTGTAGATCTATTATACCACAGTTAAAAGTAAATGTACACAGTTAATCCCTTAGATCTACAGTTTTTATTTGGCCACTACCTTTCCCAGCATCTACAATTTCTCCACGCTTTTTATAACTATGAACCTCTACATTTGGCGGTACGTCAAACTTCAATAGACTATGGAAGTGATGCAAGTTTATTTTAGTATCTTTAAAATCTTTAAACATACTATTGAATAGTGGTCGCCAGTTATTAGTCAATCGATTATTATTCATATTACCTCTATCAGAAGTGATATAAAAATCTGTACTTGATCTTAAATTAAAATCAAAGATAGAATCAAATCCATACATATGGATCACTTCAGCTTTAAGATGCTCGAGTGAAAAGTATGTTGCCATATGACCACAATTAAAGTCTGTATAATTTGCAGCATATTTTGGAAGTTTGGTATAAAATTGTTTAATTTGTGGAGCACGTTTAGTGTAATAGATTGGATGTTTTTCCATATACAACTTTGGACGAGCACCAAGAATCCATTCACCGGGAACATCGATAACACCAGTGTTAATAGTATGCATCATCTTAAAGTCAACCATACATGTAGCATATGCATCTGGCACGGCAAATGGCGGTAGGTTACATGTAAGCTTTAGACCTTTACGTGGCTCTTCATGATATAATACAGCTGAATCGCCATTACCAATAATGTGTACTGTTCTAGGCACGAACAACCTCCTTAATCTTCATCAACCCTTTAATCCTATCATTACCTTTAGCACCAGTCCAGTGCATAATTTTCTTATCATTTGAATCTTCATTATCATGTTCAATTTGTAGCCTTAGCCAATTCCATTTATTTGGTAACTCATGAATATATATCTGTCTATTAAGAGGATCAAGCATTGAGTGTAATACTTCTTGATCACCAACGTTAGGTGTATCTTCGACTTGCTTAGCCCATTTATGTAGAATTTCTGGCTTACCAATAAATCCTACAACACCTGAATTAAACCACTCTTCTTTCCTACGCTTAAGCCAAGGTCTATCCATTACCATATTGAGTTTATTTGGCACAAGGATTCGAAAGATATGATCTAGATTTGACATTACTTGACAATCAGTGTCAAGCCATACTACTTTTTTACCCGGTGCTTTTAACATTGCAGCTGGTTTCAAGAACCAAGCTTTTTCAAACTGACCAACTTGATCATGATGCATTAAGCAAAAAGCATGGCTTTTGGTTTCACACCAACGTACCATCTCATCAGACATACCAAAATTGCCAATAGCAATAGGTGTATTGTTATGTTTAAAATAGTTTTCTAAAAACCATGGCAATTGCCATTCAGTTTTTTCATCACATCCTGTTAAGAATAAATTATCTGGCATTTTAGGCATCGATTATCTTATATCCTATTTTATAATTATGTTTAGCTAAACAGCCGGTTTCATTTTGTATTGTAGAAAATGAATCAGCCGCCATGCAGACCCACGGATAATATTCTTGCAACCAAGGGAAATTTTGCGTATTGAGGTATATATCCGTAGGTCCTGCATGTGACACTGCTTTGGTAACTAATTCTTTAGCACCTTCCGGTTTAACGATGTAACCATGCGCACCGCCAAAGTATTGTTTTTGAATTAGTCCATCTACGCCGAGTTTAAGTGGTGTTTTATATTTTCCATAGGAAGGTTTAGAAAATGTCATAACTTTATCAAACTCAACATCAACTGGAACTTGTCCAGTTATAAGAGCATCATGTTCAAATATAACTACTTTTTCATTCATGTCTCTTGATATTTCCCAACATGAATAGTGAGAAATAAAAGCAGACATACAGTTTTCTGGCCTCGAATATTTTTCTTTAAATCTATTTGGGTTAATTCCACGAGACTTTAAAAATTTTTCAGGCCCATCTTTAGGAGTAAATGCATTAAATTGTTTAATTTCAATTCCATGCTTTTTACCTGATGCTATACACCGTTGAGCATATTTCACCGATCTTTCATTATCTTCAATTGCTATTACAAATGCTCTCATTTAACTTACCGTTGTTGATGGTAGACCTTGAACTCGAGTATAATAAGTCTTAGTCACACCTAAGTTTGGAATAATTTGCTTGCACATTAATGCATCATTAGGCCAAAGCCCATGTTCTCGAGCAGCATCTAATATAGACTTTGCTCCGGTTGGTTTAATTATATATGCGCTATTTCCAGCCAATCCTTGTGGCACATTAAATTCATCAACTGTAGGAACCGGTTGAATCAATGATCTATCGGCTTGAACCATATCATGAAATTGATGAGCTTTACGTGTTGCAGCCGCTGGACTATTAATTCCTATAATATCAAATTTGCTTTTTAGTATTGAACTATGTTCTAGCTTTTCAATAAACAATGCATCGTGTTCTAATATGAGAAGAGGTGTATCTTCTATAAAACATTTATGCCATAATAACCAGTGACTTAATGCACATGCAATTCTTGTATTCTTGTTAGCAGTTTGATATGCCGATTTAATCAAACCAGTTTTCAAATCTGTTTCTTTCCCTTCCCAAGGATACTTCCATTTAAGACCATTACCAGACATAATGGTTCTTGCCATTTTAGGTAAAATAGCATCGAACCTTCTAATCTTAAAAGAATTTTTAAATTTTTCAGAAGAAGCTTTTAGATTATTATAACCAGTTTCAGATACTTCATGATCTTTGATTACGATTGCATACGCTTGCATTTATTTAACTTCTTTTCAATACGGTGTATCCAACGTTTTCAACACCTCGTTCTAAGACTTTCCAAGATGGATTGTCTATACAAAAATTAACTAAGCATTCGTAAAGCTCAATTAAATTACTTGATTGCGCTTTACTAGTATCGTGGGCTACGATATATTTAGTAACCATTTGCCCATGAATTTGTAATTCTTTTTCCATATGTGATCTCTTATGAATTGAATCAATCATAAGCATATCCACTGCTTTAGTTGACATAGAACCAAGACCACCAGAATCTGCTTCTCTTACTACAAGTTCAATACCGTGTTCTTTACAATATGGTTCTGCCAATTTCTTAAGAGTCTTACGATATTTAACGTGATCAATATCAATCAATTCCATATACTTTGGCTTATGCTCACCTAACATTGCAGCTGCAGCACTAGCACCTTGGTGTGTACCGAGTTCTTTATACGACCTACAATCTTTCATATATTTTTGAATTGCATCATGCATTGCGCAATAATGGTCACCATGAAACAATTCTTGCTGAGTACGAATTTCTTTATAAAATTCTTCAACTGAATTTACATGATCTACTTCAGCGGTTAACATAGTTTCTCCTATTGACTCAAGTTCCACGTAGATCGTGGTTTATTAGTAATATTATAAAGCGTTTCATCATCAAAATAATCTGCGCCACTTAATTGTATATGAACAAATTTCGTTTCTTTTGTTCTGCTATCATGGATAGGATCAGCTAAGCCAAGTGGACCTCGCGTGTAATGAATATAATTATTCCATCCATTATGCATTTCAACATAATCACCGTGTGTAATCATCATAGCATGAAAATAGTTTTGATCAACTGTATAGAATCGCCCTAATCCCTTTGTTCTCATATAGTCTATATATTCTTGGAATGGAACAAACTTTTCTTTAGCTAGTTTGATTCCTTTATTTGAAAACATTACCATGCCTGCGTTATATACCTTGAGATAACCATCAGAATCTCTTGGCATTTCAGCACCATATTTATCCTTTACATATCGTGCCCACCGTTCGTCATTCTGCCGATTAATACTACCGCCGATCGTTACAGACTCACGATACTTTCCTTGAAACGGTTCAGTGCAAATACCAAAATCTTTATCAAATCCTTCAAAAATGTTTTCAGTTAATCCATCAACAGGAAATACATCTAAATCAATTACACACACATTATCATATTCTAAGAATGAATCATCTAGCATAGGATTCAACCACTCAAAATACATTGGTACATCACAAACACTACTCGCAATGTTTGGTGAAATATCTAATCTATAATCAGCACCAATACGTTCACAGTATTTACGCATTAGCTTTTCGCTATATATGCACCCTGGCCGCATATCTCCGGCCCATACTTGATAAATTAAATTTTTCATTTTAAGCTCTCAATTAGTTTTACATCTATACGATCTTTCGGTTCGTTTCTTAGTTTTTTCATATTCTTTATTACATCTAAAGTTGCATATTTAAAGCCATTATAATATAAATGGTATTTTGGATTATTAACAATATCATCAAGAGTTAATCTATAAAAAGTTTTTAAATATTGATTATGAGAATCGATAGGTGGCTTAACGTTGTAAATTAGATCTATATCCTTACAATCTCTTAAACCATATAATGATAATACACTTGAACCAGTAATTACTTTATTATTGTCTGGTTTCATATCAGCCATAAGTTTTGTATAATTTGGAAATGAAACGTTCTTTCTGTTATTAATAAAATGTATGCTATTATCATTAAATACTGTTTTTGCTATCCTAACAGTTTCTTCATGCGTATCGTTAATATGAACAGAATGATTACCTACATTAAATAATGCTCTAATCCTATTCTTCATTTCTTTTACTGTTTCAAGATTTTTTGCATCTATTAACACAAATGTTATATTACCTTTACCTACAAAACACTGATCGCTTTTTCTCTGTATTCCTTGTTCATTTGCCCATCCATCAGAAAAATATATTTCTTTCATTAATCCAAGTTGTCCTTTAGAATTCAATGTTTCGGATGAGTGATAAAAAATATTACAGTGTTCATTAATTATATCCATTACCTCATTGAGCCGTGTGTGGGCAATGGGAAATAAACAAATGACATGTGTATTGGTTTTGAGCTTTGCGTATTCTAATGCTGATCTTTTTAAGATGTGTAATGATAATCCTTTTTTAATGAAAAGTTTATAATCACACCCAATAAGATTATTTTCATCAGGATTTGTATTTCTAATATTGATAGGTCTTTGATGAAATAATGCGGATGCTAATCTATGAGCGCCGTTTGAAAGATGTCCTTCACTATTTACAATGACTGGTTCATCAACAACATTATTAATTATTGATTTAAATGCATCATCAAAATCTTTAAATCCTCTTTTTTTTGGTTCTCCTTCATAAAATTTATTCCAAACTTTCAGATGCTCTTTATATGCGTTTCGATAATACTCGCTAGATAAATTTGATGCATACATATATTTAATAAGAACATCAAATCTTTTATGCGATAATAGATCATACGGGTTTTTCGTATGTATCATAATATACCTTTCATCTTAAGATCATAGTAATTTTCAATCTTTTCTTTCTTAGGTCCTTGTGGTGTAATTTTTGTTCTTACATGAATAAAGCCAGCTTTTTCTGGATTTGGTAAGAAAGAACATTGGCACCACCTTTGATGCATATACGGTTTTTCTGGTTGGAAGTTAGCTTTCTTAGCTAAAACATGCATAATGCCTTCATCCTCAAACTTATAAGCTTCGTTAAATTGATCCATCCATGATTCATCACCACCTAATTGTTCTCTTAAAATCATTCGAGTTTTAAGATCCATTTTATATATTGCTCCGCCCCAGTAAGGATAAAGCATACTACCGCCGGCTGTGTTTGCTATTTTACGATGTAACATTTGTTGAGTGCTAGCATATAGACCAATACCAGAAACTCCGAATACATTTGTAAACATTCCCTTTGGAGCAAACATATCAATATCAACCATAAGTACTTGATCATAATCATCATAGTGTTTTGATAGCATAAACACCTTCTGACATGCACCCGTTAAATGTTTACGGAATGGCTTACCCCTAACTAAAGCATATTCAGCACCTACAAATTTAGCATACTGTTTCATGTTTTCGATTGACAAGTGGTCCAATTCACGAAGTTCACCATCAAAATGTTGTAGAATAATATTAGGCATTCTTAGATCCTATAAAAAAGAAGTGAGACATTTGCATTGGACTTTGAAATTGGTGAATAGTATGATTAGTTAAACTTTTATTAATACTTTTAAAATATTTGTGATTATCAACTTTTTCAAAATTGCTATTATGATTTATAAAAATATAAGAAAATTTATCATAGTCAATTACTTTTCTTTCGTCTAATGACATTTCATTAATACTATGAGTAGCAATCATTAATGAATTTTTTCCTGGGTTCAATTCAGAAAGATCTTTCATTGTTACTTTAATATTATTTGATTTAAGAAAATGTTCTTGGATTCTATGTAGTTCTGGAAAATCATAAATATTATAATCTTTGTTATAACCCATGCTTCGAAGCATCCAGGCCATATTACCATATCCACCACCAATGTCATGTATTTCATTAATGTTGTTAAAATCAAAATTAT